TTATGATAAGTCAATGTAAGAATGAAAAAGATCTGCGGTTCTTTCCTTAACTGTTCTGGTTACGTGGGTGTAGATATCCATTGTAGTTTTAATATCACGATGCCCCAGGCGTGCTTGTACTTCTTTAACTGTCGCACCAGCTTCAAATAATATAGAAGCATGAGTGTGCCTGAGCCCATGGATTGTGATGGGGTGCAAATTATGGGTTTTAATAAAGCTGTCAAACTTATCGTTAGGATATGCAAGCCGTAAAGGGCGTTTATCTTCCCGTGTAAGCACGTTTTTGATGGAGGGGTATCTTTTACCCTCTGGGGTAGTTTCTCGTTGCTGTATGCGCCATTTTTTTAATATTTGGATGGTCTTCGTGTCAATATGTATAGTCCTGGCTTGATAGGTCTTAACTTTTTGAATTATTTCCTTGCCATCTTTAAAAAACAATGTTTTAGAAATAAATATAGTGCATTCGTCAAAATCTATGTCCTCCCACTCTAATGATAAAAGCTCTCCTTTTCTCATCCCTGTATAGATTAACAAATGAAACATTACATAATCCTGATGATCTAAGGTTATTCTTGCTAAGTTAAAAAAGTTTTTGATCTCTTGCTTGGTCCAAAAATTCCTTTTAGGTTCTTCCACCAAAAAATCGGCCTCATTCTTCGGAATTATTACATGTTCCATAGGATTTTTGGCTATGTAATCCATACGTACGGCATATTTAAAAACTTGGTTCGCTTGTATTTTCACATCATTAACAGAATCAATTTGTTCCGCAATTTCATCAATCATTTTTTGACAATATTCTTTTGAAATGTCTTGAATTTTTAAATGGGCGAATCTAGGAAGTATGTGTTTGTTAAATTTTGATTCTAGAGAGTACTGAGTACTTGGTTTTAATGTCTTGGAGTGAGAAGCCCACCAATTATCAAAGACCTGTTTGAATGTGGCTGAATTATTTGGAATAAACGTGCTGTTACTAATTTCCTGCTCTACTTTGGCTGCTGCAAGTTGAGCAGCTTTTTTGTTGGGAATCCGCGTTTCGATTTCTCTTTGAATTTTTTGGAAATGGGGTCTTTTATTCTTATGCGATATTCCCATGATCCGTTAGTGTGCTTTCTAAAACTGGCCATCTTTTCTCACCTCATTATCGGAATATATGTTCGGTCTTTGGGTTAAAAATTTTTAGCGATGTTAGATATAACTAACTGTTTAGGGATTCCATACTGCTTAATAGCTTCTTCCACAGTTACGCACGCATCGGTGGAGGAGAACAATAAATTTACCGCGAAAAAATTCGCTTCCAACTCGATTCGATCTGTTGAAAATAGAGTCTGCCTTTTTAAAAAAGGAGTGTTTGCGTCTACATGAAAGATTGCATGACCTAATTCATGGGCGCAAATAAACTCCTTACTATGTTCATTCGCATTCTGATTAATGTGGATGACTTTAACTCTGAAATGCCTACTGTAGTACCCCAAAGCTTTTCCTAAATCTTCATAAACTACCTCGATACCTAAACCTTTTGCAATTTTAAACGGATTGTTTGTTTGAAATTTCTCTGTTAATAATTTGATCTTTTTAGTAATTGACTCCACAAAAAGGCACCTACTTACGATATTTTTTAGGAGTGAACTTTTGTTTTGAAATTCTTTTGGCAAGGCGTAGGGAGTTTTCCAAGCTTGCAATTAACAGCTCTCTATCTTCGTCGTCCATATCGTCAAGAGTTTGGCCGTCAAATGCAGCATACCCGTTCTTGCCTTCTAACCCTTCTATAATTTTTTGTAGCTCTTTCTGAATATCTCTTTCATCTTTAGCAGTAAGTTCAGGCTCAAAGTTTTCTTTTTCTGTTCTGCCGAGAAGGTAGTCAACAGAAACGTTGAAGTAATCGGCAACTTTTTTGAGTTTGTCACTTGAAGGATTATTTTGTTTCCATGAATAAATAGAATTTTTTCCGAAGCCTACATTTTCTTCTAGCCTTGAAAGGCTTATACCTCGATCTTTACAAAGTTTTTTAACTCTTTCAAACGTAGTCATATCAACCATCCTTAATGGCTCATGAAAAACTGGTTAAAGAAATCTCTAAAAAATAATTGACTTTTAAAGAAATCTTTAATACACTATGTTCATAAGCTACTTATTCAGCTTTTTCAGACACCACAAATCAAAGCCTATGTCTACGTCCCCCAACGTTTTAGGCAGTTTTTGTAGGGTTTGTTTAGCTATGCCTATACTCTACAATATTCTTTAATAACTGTCAATATTAAGCTGAATATTTAGCTAAAAATATAAAAAGGAGGTATTTTCTATGGAACTGGATTTTGGAAAGCAGGTTAAGACTTGGTTAATTCTTAACGACATGCAGCAAAAGGATTTAGCAAAGATGCTAAACATTTCGAATGCGTATCTCTCTGACATTTTGCTTGGTAAAAGAAAGGGCAAAAAAATCAGAGAGAAAATTGTCAAAATCCTTGATATGAAGGAGGTTTCATAATAGCAATGCTAACGGTTCAGATTGATGAAAATGAAGTTAAACGCATTTGTCTAGAAAAAATTGAGGAGCAATTAAAGGCCATCGAAAATGAAAAGGTTTTTTGGAATACAAAAACGCTTCAAGAAAAGACAGATATGAGTTGGACTGAGATTTTAGATAAATTCTTTTACGATCCTCGTTGTCCCAAATATAAAGTTGGCTCTCGCTGGAGATTTCCTGCTGAGGAAATGAAAAAGTTCTTGTTAACCTGGTTGGCTGAACAGCCAAGGCATTAAGCCCTACTAAATGAGGAAGGTGAGAAAAATGAAGATCAAAACAAAAGAATGGCTTGCATTAAGTGAGGCGGAGCGTTTTATGAAGATTTATCAAGCTTTTGTGAAGAAGCATATCTAGAAATAAAAGGAGAGAGGAAAATGACCAAACAAAATAAATCAACCCCTGCGGCAACAGAGGTTGAAAAGAAAATAAAAAAACTTGAATTGGAAATTATTAATTTAGGAAAACAAGTTGCTGAATCAAATTCAGCACCCAAATTCCCTGATTGGCTTTATTTCAAAATAGGAATCGCTACTTTGGAAGGCAAGCCATATGAACATGATTTTTGGACTAGGCGACTAGGGAACTCAGGGCAATTTATAATCGATCTCTAATCCATTGCCAGTGATCTTTAGATAACCACCCCTGTCTATCGGCTGTAATACGGGTGATTAATAAGCGATCATTAGAATCTAGTTCACTCTTTAAATGCTCAAAAATACCATCTGCATTATTGTTAGTTTGGATTAACCAACATGATTCCATTATGTGTTTATAGTCTTTGAACTGTTTTAATTTTTTATATAGCCCATCGTAATTTTGACCGCTTTTATTAAGATCATAGGTTACAAGATACACTCCCATAGTTTCACCTCCTATTGTCTTGATAGGAACATTATACCAAAAAGGAGGAGCGAAAATGTTCAACCCTTACGACTTCTACATTACGCCGGAAGAATTTGCACAAGCCGAGGCAAACGGGATATGTAAGGATACACTCATCTGGCGAATACGTAGGAAAGGTTGGAGCAAACAGCGAGCATTAACCGAACCGGTTCAGTTCCAAGACCGGGATAAATTCAGAGCGGAATGGAGTAAATGGGGAAAGCTTGCTGAAGAAAATGGCGTCTCGAGATCTGTCTTCTATGGAAGAGTGAAGATGGGATGGGATAGCGAAAAGGCGGCTACAACACCAAAAATAGATCAAAACGAACATATGAAAAGAATGTGTGAACTCTCTCCAAGAACCAAGCGCCGTAAATTCTCAGAAGATCTTGTCAGGTTAGCTGAATCGAACGGTGTCAGTTATACAAATCTACAAAACCGGGTGACTAATAAAGGTTGGGATCCATATACCGCGGCTACCACACCTTTGATGTCTCGACATGAGATTCAGCGAAAAGGGAATCAAACTTTTAGAAGAAAATACGGGTCAAATCCTAACGGTATTTTCTTTCTAAAAAGAAAGGAGCTCAAACATGAACTTAAATCATTTTCTTAAATCAGATAAGGAAAAAGCTAAACGTAAATTGGCATCCGCACAGTTTCTGCTGAACGAATTGCTTCCAGATGAAATAGAGGACAACAATTTCGATGAATGTATTGATCTCTGTTTGTCAGCTGCTGAAATGTTCAAGGAAATCAAACAGATGCATCATCCTGAACAAGTCGTTCAGCTACATGAAATTGCAAGTCAATTTCTAAGCAAAGGTCTTAATGTCTCAATCGTAAAGAGGCCTGTATATGAATCTTGAGCATCCAATCATATCAGAAATTAACCGTTATGGTTACCCAAAAGAGTATCTGCAGTATGAACGGGGTCGGGAAGAGGATACCGATGAAGAAGACCAATAAAAAAGCCCACACGGCTATGTGGACTAAAAACAAACAAGCAACTCCATTTTAAATGGAATTCTCAACAAAATCAAATAGAGGAAGGTGTCTGATATGAATCCATTGCAGGATTTTGAATTAAATGAAATTAACAACGGCGAACTGCCGGGGGACCGTCCACAGTTTGAAATCACTGATATGAACAGCCTGAACTGGGCTTTCCGGAAAATAGCTGCTCTTAAGTCGCAGGAAAAGGAAATCAAAGCGCTGGCAGCCACAGAAAAGCAACGTATTGAAGAATGGGAAAGGCAGGAGCTTAAGCCTTTAGCCGACAGTCTTTCATTCTTTGAAAACTTGGTGAGTGTCTATCATACAAAGCAACTGCAGGAAGACCCGAAGGCAAAAACACTTTCCACACCTTATGGGAAATCTAAAAGCCGGACAACAAAAGCAGCACCTAAAGAAGTGGACAAGGAAAAACTTCTGCAGCATGTGAAGGATGCCGGTATGGAAGAGTTTATAAAAGAGTCTGTGGCATGGGGTGATCTTAAGAAGACATTGACTGTCACTGAGATTGAAGGTAAACCGATCGTAATTGATTCAAATGGACAAGCTGTCCCCGGCGTAGAAGTGCAGCCAGAAACAGTCAGCTTCAAAGTGGAGGTGTAAGGGATGTTTCAAGTAACAGACGCGCAGCGTCAAAAGGAAAAAGCAATTGTGGGATTTATCGGTCCAAGTGGTTCCGGTAAAACAGCCGGCGCCCTGCTGGTAGCTTACGGAATGATGCGTGAAGCATACCCAGAAGTAAGCGACGAGGTAATCTGGTCAAAGATCGGTGTCGTTGATACTGAGCACCGACGCGCAAAACTGTACGCTAATTTACAGTTTGATGAAATTCGCATCGGTAGCTTTAAGCATATTGATTTTACACCGCCGTATACAACTGAGCGTTATCAAATGGCTGTAGAAGCGATTAAGAACGCCGGTGCTGAGGTTGTCGTAATTGATTCACTCTCACACAACTGGCAGGGTGAAGGCGGAATAGTTGAAACACATGGCAGCATGTCCGGTAACTCTTTTCAAAACTGGGGCAAGCTTGCGCCGGAAACAACCAAGCTCATTAAGACGTTAACGCAAAATGATGTTCACATCTTAGCGACATTGAGAACAAAAACGGAGTATGTAGTGGAGCCTGATAATAACGGCAAAATGGCTCCTCGTAAGGTTGGGACAAAACCTGTACAGAAAGATGAAATGGAATACGAGTTTATGCTCAACTTTAATATTGACATTGATCATATGGCTGAGACCTCAAAAGACAATACGCGAATGTTTGAAGGATCTTCAATCAAGCTAAACCCGGAAGTCGGCCGCAAACTTTATCAGTGGCTTGAGCTCGGTATTGACGTGAAAGCAGAGGAAGAAGCCGAACGTATCCGTTTGATTGATGAAATTAAAACAATCGTCGCTGGCAACGAAACAGCTGCGCAGATGATTGAAGAATTTCAGATCAAAGCAAATAAAAAACTTGAACAATGGACTATTAAGCTGGCATCTGCCGCACTTGATAGATTACAAGATTTAAAGACTAAGGAGGAAAAATAATGTTTACAGTAGACCACAGCAAAGGTGAAGCTTTTGAACCGATTAAACCAGGAGAATATGAGGCCACAGTTATCAATTTCGAGGAGAAAACAGCAGCTTCATCCGGAAATAAGCGCCTTGTCGTAGACTATGAAATCCGTTCTGACGTTGAGCAACCATGTCAGGGCCAGAAAATCCTATACGACAATTTCACCGTTACGGAAAATGCAATGTGGAGATTTCATCAAGCATCAAAGGCCGCGGGCTTCCCGAACGGAATGAAATTTAAGGATCATATTGAATGGGCGAATGCTTTCCTCAATAAACCGATCCGCCTAGTTGTCGGAGAAAGAGAGCATAACGGCAAAAAATATCCAGAAGTCAAAGCGTTTAAGCCGTCAGAAGCGCCGGCCCCGGATACCGGCTCAATAACAGTGAGCGATGAAGATGTACCATTTTGATCACAAGAAATACATTTGAGGGAGTGTATAGCTCCCTCGTTTTTAAAGGGGAGTTAATACATGTACGACTTTAAAAATATACCGCAAGAGCTAAAAAACGCCCCTCAGTGGATTTTATGGCGTTCGGAAGAGCGTAACGGCAAAAAAACGAAAGTGCCATATCAGATTGACGGCAGCATGGCTCAATCAAGCAATAAGCGAACATGGTCCACCTTTGCCACTATCATGAAGTTTTTCAATGAACAGGAGTATGACGGCATCGGTTTCATGTTTTCTAAAGATGATCCGTTCATCGGAATAGATATAGATCACTGTGTAAATGACGGTGTTCTATCTCCTTTCGCCCAGGAAATCATCCAGACGATCAGCAGCTATACTGAATACTCTCCAAGTGGCGAAGGTGTTCATATTATCGCGAAAGGCAAGCTCCCATTACGCGGACCGGGCACAGGGAGAAAAAATATAGATAAAGGCCTGGAAGTATACAGGCATGGCCGGTATTTCACATTCACCGGGAACAGTCTTGATGTTGGACCTGTTCAGGAACGATCAGAAGAAATCAAAACTATCTTTGATAAGTACCTGACAGAGAAGGAAGAAGCAAAACCGGTCAGCACCCGAACACAATCAGCAAGCGATATAAGCAATCTTTCAAATAAAGAAATTTGGGAAAGAATGTTCAATAGTAAAAACGGAAAAAGCATTCAGGAGCTGTTTAACGGCCAGCTGATTAATGGCGATCACTCTTCCACAGATATGGCTTTATGTAATCACTTGGCATTCTGGACGGACAAGGACGCATCAAAAATGGATTCCATGTTTCGCGAATCAGGTTTGTTCCGCGAAAAGTGGGATCAGCAGCATTCAGCTGATGGGGCTACATATGGAGAAATGACTATTGCTGCAGCTATCTACTCGACTGGTCCCACAATATCAGACTTGATGGAACAGCAAGAGCAGCCGTATGAAGTGTATTTCTCGCAGCCGCAGGCCTCACATGTTGCTGACACAGAGGAAATCATAGACACGCCACCGGTTTTTCATCTGACTGAGCTAGGGAACGCTGAAAGGCTTGTATATTATCATGGCAAGAATATCAGATACTGTAACGAGCTCGACTGGTTAATCTGGAACGGGAAGATGTGGGAGGAAGACAGCAAGAGGCAGATCGAGGCATTAACTGCCCAAACCCTTCGGGCCATTTACGGGGAAGCGAAAGCCACGGAAGACGGCTACAGAAAAAAGCAGCTTAACGATTGGGCTAAAAAATGTGAGCGTCGAAATATTCGAATGAACACCATCCTGGATACCAGGCCGATGGTTGCTGTAAGAAAGCAAGATCTCGACTCTCATAAATATCTGTTTAATTGTGAGAATGGAGTGATTGACTTAAAGACTGGTGAACTGCTGCCACATGACCGTGATTTTCTATTCACTAAAATTTCATCAGTAGCTTATCAAAAGGATGCCGACTGCCCAAACTGGAAGGCATTCTTAGAAAGTATTTTTATAGATGAACAAGGTCAGCCAAACTATGAAATTATTAATTTTATGCAGAAAGCTATTGGCTATTCATTAACCGGGGATACTACGGAACAAGTCATGTTCTTTCTGTTTGGTAATGGCCGTAACGGTAAATCAACGTTTATCAATACAGTTCAGCAGCTGCTGGGCGACTATGGCCGGCAGACGAACAGTGACACATTCATAAAAAAGAAAAATGATAGCAGCATCAACAATGACATAGCCCGCCTCGACGGGGCGCGCTTTGTGTCGGCCGTTGAGAGTGAAGAAGGTCAGCAGCTTTCCGAATCGTTGGTGAAGCAGATCACCGGGGGCGAAAAGATGTCCGCGCGATTCTTACGCCAGGAGTATTTTGAGTTTACCCCAGAATTTAAAGTGTTCTTTACGACAAACCATAAACCAATCGTAAAGGGAAGCGACGAGGGTATCTGGCGGCGTATCCGTCTTGTCCCGTTTACTGTCACCATTCCGAAAGAGAAAGTGGACAAAAAGCTTCCGCAGAAACTTGCTGCAGAAATGCCTGGTATTCTCAGGTGGGCAGTCGAAGGCTGCTTGAAGTGGCAGAAGGAAGGGCTTAAAGAACCAGAAGTGATCCGAAAAGCAACGGAAGGTTACCGCGAGGATATGGATATATTAGGGCCGTATATGTCAGAAAGATGTGTTGTTCATCCCTCAGCAAAAATTGAAGCAAAAGAGCTCTATAAGGATTACAAAAACTGGTGCTATGAAAATGATGAGATTGAACTCAAAAATCGTGCTTTTTATAGACAAATTGAAATTCGAGGGTTTAAGAAGGAAAACGGAGCGAAAAATAAAGTCTTCTTTTATGGTATAGGGCTAAACAAATATCAGAGCCACTTGAATTTTTCGGAAAGGGTTAACGAAGGGGTTAATGAATCAAATGCAAACAGTGACTCCAAAAAGGTTACTTCTATAAATAGAAAAAAGCTATAAATCCTTTAGTATCAAGGGGTTAAGGCTCTATCTATAGATTTTAATTATTTTTAGGGTTAATAAGGGTTAATGATTTTGTTTGTTCCCCTCACATGAAAATTAATTAATAAAAAAATAAATATATATATAGGGCTTTAATACAAAATGCATTAACCTTCGTTAACTCATTAACCCGTTTTGATAAAAAGAGGTGAGAAAATTGCACCCAAAACAAATTTGTTCCGATTTAGAGGTATTGGGCTCTCGTTTGGTTCTTGATGGAAACGATCTATATATTGAGAAACCAGAGAAAGTCTATCCGGAACTTGAGGCGTTTGTCCAATCTTACAAAAAGCGAATTATTCGGTATTTGAAAGGCGAATACTCGGATCATGAACATAATGTGAAACAAACTATAGATAAAATCATTAACTATTTCATGGGCATTGATCAAGAAATAAATAGAAAAATAGATGACTGGTTCAATCATGATTATGAATCAGTTATGAAGGTGATGGAATTGCTTGTTCTCTTTTGGGAGAACGGCTGGAGGGAGCTAAAGGAATCCGTTTCAAACTTTGAAAGTGAGGAAACGGACCGGCTTTCCATAGAAATCTATGATCGGGCCATGTCGTATTTTAAGGGGAAGAAAGCATGACAATTATTCACTATAACTATTCGGAAACGGAATTAAAAGAAATTCTGGACAGCATGATCATTATTGTGGATACGAGAGAGCAAAAGAATCAGCATGTTCTTGATTATCTCCGTAAAAAGAAAGTGGGAATCAAATTCAAAGGAATGAAAACCGGCGATTACTCTGCAATGATTCCTAAAAATGATGAATTTGGAATCAGCCGTGATATGTATTTGAATGCAGCCATTGAACGGAAAAATGGAGTGGACGAGCTGGTGCAGTCGATTAAAGATCGTTCTCGTTTTGAAAATGAATTGATCCGGGCGTCCAGGCATCCGTTCAGCCTTCTTGTGGAAGACCTGGAAGGGTATCAAAAAATACTGAACGGAAAATATCGTTCAAAGTATGAACCGAAAGCGCTGTTGGGCAGCTTGAAAACATTTGAGGTTCGCTACGGCTTTTCAACTGTTTTTCTTAGCCCTAACGCTACCGGAAATTACATTTACCATCACTTTCATTATATGGCCCGGGAACTGCTGAAAGGCGGGCTTGTGTAAATCTGAATAAAACAATCAAAGGGAGGAAGTAACATGGCATTTGTAGGTTTTGAGGAATCGAAGGAAGTACGGCAGCTGGCTGAAAGCATAATTGATGAACACCACCCACATTTAAAAGACGCTAAACAGCAAATTGGTTTTTATCTCCGTGAGGGTAACAGCAAATGGGCAGGAAAGGCGAAAAAATGCACAGCATTCGAACGTCATATGACGGATTACATGCTTTTCGTGTTTATTAATAAGGCTGCATGGAAGACAATGCCGGAGGAACAGCGCGCTGCCCTGGTAGATCATGAGCTTTGCCATTTTACTCGAGAAGAATGGGAAGAGCCTGACCCGAAAGACCAAAGTAAATGGGTGACTGTATACGCTGCTGCCACTGATCCAGACAGCTGGGGCATCCGTGAGCATGACGTTGAGGAATTCTCTGAGATTATCGAGCGCCATGGTTTATGGGATACCGGCATTGAAACATTTGCCGAGGCAGTACGTGAAGCTGATCACCAAATGACCATTTCAGACGTGCAGCGTCTATCGAGGGTGAAATAAATGGGTGTAGTTAGAAACTTTATATTAGGGGATTTTGCATGCATTGAAACCGAACGTGAGTTTGTATTGATTATGAAAAATAAAATATACGGTCCTTATGAGAACAGCAAGTTTAAAGCCATGTTGTATGCGTTGGAATGTGGATTAAAGAAAAATAATGGAGGGAGGAAAACGGAGAATGCGAGAAATTAAATTTCGGGTCTGGGATATCGTTTGGAAAAAGATGCTTACACATGAAGATTTGTGGGACGCTCCTTTTAACGAGTTATTTATATCTACTCCGGATCAAAGACCTTATAATATCATGCAATACACCGGATTGAAGGACAAGAACGGTCGGGAGATTTATGAGGGGGATATTCTTCGTGTATGGGAAGAGGATGAACATGTTCCAAATCACGATAGTGGTGGCGGCATTATTGACTTTGACATAATCGAAGGATTTTCACAATTAGGCGTAGTCGACTTTAAGGGTGCTTGGTTTACTTACGAAACTAAAAAACATCAAAAAGGACGAGAAGAAAATATTTTTGCTCCATTAGATTTTACAAACAACTTTGAAGTCATCGGCAACATTTACGAAGATCCTGAGCTTTTGGAGGGTGCGGAGTGAGTAAAAAAGAGACAGAGACAGTGGACATCATAAAATGCCCTCACTGCCATTATTTGATGGGATATGAGGACTTGATCGATGTAGGGTATATGTCAGGTAATTTCGATATGGATTGTGAGAAATGCAAAAAGGATTCCAATGTGGATTTTACTAGCATGTTTTATTTTACGACTACTAAAAAAGTTGAGGGCGCAGAGTGATCATCTATATTTTAGCTGCTCTCTTCATGTTTAATTCAGTTGCACTTCTCTTATGGGTTTGGTTCACGGAAAGACGAATACAAAAATGGGAACGCGAAAAATAGAGGAAAGGAGGACGGGTGTGACAGAACAACTTTCATTCCTTCATCCTGTGGATTTGAAGGCAGTCCGAAAAATTGTGATCAAAGAACTCAAAGATTATCGAGCTTTGAAAGTACAGCTTGAGAATAAAAAGGAATCGGTTGACGCTGGCATCAGCCCGTTTCCTTCTATCAGAGATTCTTTCATATTAAATGAACTGAAGGTCAAACAGATGGAAAGGGCGTTAGAAAACAGCCTGGACGATGAAGAACGGATGATCATTGAGAAAAAATACTTAACAGCCAGCCAAACAAAAGACATTCATATCTATATGGAACTTGGCATGAAAAAGGACACCTATTATGAAATAAAACATCGTGCCATTTTGCGCATTGCTACAGCACTCGGAATTATCTGAGTGCTTTTTTTGTCGACAAATTTCCGATAAAACAGGGGACATTTTAGGGGACAAAAAGGGGGACTATTTATGTTTGAAATCTCGATAAACTTTTCTTATCAACTTCAAGGGAGTGTGGATTTTAAAAAATATCAAGAACAACTTCATAGCACGGGAAAAGCGCCTATCCCTTATCAAGGCGAATTCGGATACTCAAATTAAAGCGTTGAGGAATGAGTGATCATTCTGAGCTGGATCGCGCTAGTCTTGCGACTTTGGTATCGGGAGATATTTTTTGTAAACTGCTTCCGGTAAATCTCAGGATAGACTATTGGCGGTTAACAGCTTGAGTGCGGTGGCAGTTTAGAAAGAATATAAGGAGGAATAACAATGGCTAAACAAATTATCAATAAAACAGCTCACGGCGTAATGGTATGGGACACAGAGGAGAAACGATCATACCTGCTGACAAACGATGAGGCTGCCAAGCTTGAGAAGGAGCAAGGCACAACGGAAGAACCTGCAGCAGATAAGGCAGAGGAAAAGCCAAAGCAGACCAAAACCAAACCTGCAGCAAAGAAAGAAGAAACGACTGACGGCGAATGAGGTACTGTATTTCTAACGGCTGCACCTCATTAGTCGAGGAAGGTACTTACTATTGTACTGACCATAAGCCAAGGAAAAGAAAGCGTGACGGCTTTCAGTCTGCAAATAAATCATTTTATAGGACAGATGAATGGAAAGACATGAGAGCATATGTCTATCAACGTGATAAAGGCGTGTGTCAGTGTTGCGGCAAATTCGTGTTTGGTCGAGATGCACACGTCCATCACATCGAGCCGATTTCAGAACGTCCAGACTTAAAGCTAGATGAAGAGAATTTGATTCTGTATTGTCCGAAGTGTCACGCCGAAGAAGAAAACAAAAATAAAAAGAAATCCCCCCCTACCATTTTACAAAAATACTTTTAGTTTGGGGATAGGATAGGGGGAGTCGTTTATATCTCAAAATGAAATTTTGAAGGGGGGTGTGAGCGAAAATTGGAAGAAATTACACCACAACAGCGTGCTGCACAAACGAGGAAATTAAACAAAATTCGAAAAGAGGAAGAAACTGAAATTCATGCTTGGTTAAAAGAATCCGGCACCTATTCCGAAACACTCACACCTCTAATCGAGACATATTTAGATGCTCATGTTGTTTATACACATATGTACGAAAAGTGGCGAGATGAAGGGTTTCCGGCCACTCGGATGCATACGAATAAACAAGGGCACACCAATGAAATGAAGCACCCATTAGCTCAGCAAGTAGCAGATTGGAATTCGAAAAAAAGCAAGTTGTTAGAGCAGCTTGGACTTACTCCGAAGCTTCAAAAACAAGTCGGTGGCCAACCGAATTCTACAACAGACGCCTTCCAGAATTTTAATTCAAAATGGGGGGCAGACAAGTGATAGAACCGGGTGTGAACTATGCTGATTTATATGCTGACCACGTATTGAAGAATAAGAAAGACCACTGTAAATCAGTAATAAAAGTCGTTGAACGATACAAAAGGATGAAAAAAAGGAAAGACGTCTGGTTAGATGTGAACGAGGCGAATAAAGTCATGGATTTTATTGAGACGTTCTGCAAGCACTCAAAAGGGGAACTTGCCGGGCAGCCTATCACACTAGAGCTATGGCAAAAATTCATCTTCACCAACATATATGGCTTTTATAAAAAAGACGATAAAGGCAGGACTGTCAGGGCTGTTAGAACTGTTTATGTTCAAATCCCACGGAAAAACGGGAAAACTGTTTTAGCGGCCGGCGCTGCCACATATGCAATGTACGCAGACGGAGAAAAGGGCGCCGAGTGTTTTACAGCGGCGACCGATGCAGAACAAGCTAACATTGCCGCAAAACAAATTGCGGCGACCATTCAAAACAGCCCTGATCTTGACACGCGGACCCAAATTTATAAAGGTCCGAAGGGGCACATTAACGCTATCATTTACCGATACACCATCAACGGTACACGGTTTGAAAATAGCATCCTGCCTCTGTCTAAAAATACACAGGGTCTTGATGGTAAAAACCCTCATTTCGTTTTGCTGGATGAAGTACACGCGCAAAATAATGCCGACATGTACGACGTTTTAAAATCCGGTATGGGTTCGCGGTTGCAGCCGTTAATGTTCATCATTTCAACAGCAGGAAAAGGCACAACTTCCGTCGGTCTGCAAATCTATGATTATGCGCGGGGCCTATTGAATAACAAAAATGAGGAAGAAGAGGACATTTCCTATTTCACATACATTACCGAACCTGACAAGGGAGACAAATGGGATGATCGGAAAGTCTGGAAGAAGGTAAACCCAAATTGGGGAATCAGTGTCCAACCTGACTTTTTAGAAAGTGAGTTTAAAACGGCCCAGATGAGCGCGGAACGAAAGGATGAGTTTTTGGCCAAGTATCTGAATATTTTCGTCCGCAGCACTGGGACCTACTTTGACAAAGACATTGTTCAAAAAATGATTGAAGATAAAAATGGTGAGATTATTAAGGATTTAGGAGACTTGTCGGGGGAACAAGCTGTCATTGGTCTTGACCTTTCACGGACAACAGACTTGACCTGTGTCTCTATCAATATTCCTTCTCACAATGATGAAGGTAAGTCTATGCTGAAAGTTAAGCAAATGTACTTTATACCTGATCATAACCTCGAAGGACGTGAAAAATTAGAAAATGTCTCTTACCGGCACTTAGCTGAGGAGGGTTTTTTGACGTTGTGTCCCGGAAAAACGATTGATTATGACATGGTTGTGGAGTACATTGTGGAATGCTCAAGAATCTATAGCGTTGAACAAGTGAATTATGATCCGGCTCTCTCTCAAAAAGTGATCGAAGCGCTTGAGGCCGAGGGTTTGCATTGTGTAGAGGTGAAACAATACTCAGTTGTACTTAACGCTCCGTTCGATGATGCTGAGGTTTTAATGTTTGAAGAGCGGATCAAGACGGATAATCCCCTTTTTATCTATTGCACCGAGAACGTTGTTGCTGATAAGAACTTTCAGGGGCTTAAACGGCCATCTAAAAAGCAAAGTAAAGCGAAGATTGACGGCTTTGTGGCCTTTTTAAATGCTCATAAAGAAACAATGATGATGCTCGTTGATTTTGATGAGGATGATTACGACGAAATGCTCCAACAATTGTATAGATAGGGGGTGAAATATTGGGAATTATTCGCAGCGTGATAGCCCGATTCACCAAACGAAGTTTTGATTTCATCGGGAGCTCTTATTTTAATTATGGTTCATACGTCAATGATGAAAATATATTAAAATCCAGTGACACTTTCAATTTAATGAAGTTGATTAGTGATCAAGTTGCCTTAGCTGAATTTGATGTTGAGGACGTAGTGTCAGGAAAGAAATCTAAAGACCCGCGGGCTGCCCATGCTTTGCGGGTTTTGTCATGCCCGAATGATTATTTAACCGGTTTCGAATTTAAAAAGCTGCTGACAAATGTGTATTTGCTCCGTGGCGATGTTTACCCGTTTTATGACGGGCGCCAGCTGCATATTTTAAATAATGCTTATTCAGAGTTAACCAATTCCGGTATAGAAAAAATCACAGTTGCCGGCGAAGTGGTACCGGGAAATATGGTCAGGCATATAAAAAACATCGGGCTCAGTCATATAGAAGGCGTGGGCCTTTTAGAATTGGCGAGGGAAACGCTAGAAGGCGTGATGAACGCAGAAAAAGCATTGACGGAGAAATACAAAAAAGGCGGGCTTATGGCTTTTCTTCTTAAATTAGATGCTCATTTGTCTCCGGCGAACAAAACACAAAATAAAACCGTTAATGCAATTCTTGATCAACTTGAGGACATTGAAGATTCCGGCAAAGTGAAGCTAATTCCATTAGGTAAAGGGTACGAAATTGAAGCGCTTGAGTCGCCAGTTGACGATGAAAAAACGCTGAAATATCTGAGTGTTTATAAAAAGGATTTAGGCAAATTCTTTGGACTTGATAAGGACTTGCTGGACAAGCTCGAAGAGAAAGACATGGAACAAGCCATGATGAAACTTTACACCAGCTGCTTAAAACCTATCTTTCGCAATATAGAAGAACATCTGTCCATTCTGCTATTCGGTAAAAACAGTGGGCTGCGTCTCAAGCTGCGTCACAATCTTTTAGATTATGTCGGAATGAAAACAAAAACCGATATTGCTTACAACTTGGTGCGGACCTCTATTGCTGTTCCGGATGATGCCCGGGAAATGCTGGGCTTCAAACGGTTGGATACAGAAGAATCAAGCAAGCTTTATATCAGTAAAGACCTCGTGGGCCTTGATCGACTTGAGGATAGTTTAGACAGTTCGCTGAAAGGTGGTGAGGATGATGGATAAGGAGCAACGGACGTTTCATATTAGCGGGTTGGAAATCAGAAGTCTTGATGAACAGAAGGAAACACCACAAATAACAGGTTACGGCGCGGTTTTCAATAGCCCGGCAAACATCGGAGGGATGTTCACTGAGGTTATTGCGCCGGGTGCCTTTTCGAGAGCCCTTGCGAATCAGTCAGATGTAAGGGCTTTGTTTAATCACAATTGGGATTATGTACTCGGGCGGACACGCAGCGGCACTTTAACGTTAGAAGAGGATGACAAGGGGCTCAAATTCACGGTTACGCCTCCGGCAACGTCATGGGCCAGCGATTTACGCAGCAGCATGGAGCGCGGTGACATTAATCAATGTTCTTTCGGTTTCAACGTCATTAAGGATGAATGGAACTATGAAACTGAGCCGGTGACACGAACGATTCAAGAGGTTGAGCTTTTTGAAATTAGCGTTGTGGCGTTCCCGGCCTATGAAGAAACTGAGGCGGTCCTCCGTTCAGGCGACATTTATAAACGGGCGAAAAAAGAACACGAATTACGGATGAAGAAACAGCAGATTATTAATAAAATTCAGGAGGCTACAAAAAAATGAAAAAGATTCTTATGAGACGTAAAGCAGCAATCGAAGCACGAATGAAAGAAATCCGGGCTGATCTGGAAGGCGATAAAACAGAAGCTTCTGCGGTGGAACAGCTACAAAAGGAAGTTGATGATTTAGCTGCAGAATTGGAAGAAATCAAAAAAGCATTAGAAAATCCAGAGGACGACGAAGAGCCGGAAGATGAACCGGCGGCACCAGCAGGCGGCGAAGAAGGACGTACAGGGGATGAACCTGAACAAAATGAAAATCGCAGCGGTGTTGATCCGGAGAAAAGAAATGCTATTGTGAATAATATTATGCGTTCATTGTCTTCTGAAAGCCGTACAAAGGCGAAAAAAAATGAGCAACGTAAAGCCTTTGCAAACTTACTTGTCGGCCGCATCAGCGAATCTGAGGCGCGTGCGATGGGCGTTGAAACATCAAACGGAAAAGTATTGATTCCAGAAACGCTGTCAAAGGAAATTATCACTTATGCGCAAGAAGAAAACTTGTTGCGCAAATATGGCTCTGTGGTAAGAACAAAAGGTACACAGGGGTATCCTATTCTTGTTAAAAAGTCTAAAGCGCAGCGAATTAAAACCGAAAGAACGTTAGAAAATCCAATTCCTCAAACTGATATTGACTTTGATGAAGTGTTCTTGAACCCTTCTGAGATCGATGCGCTTGTACTCGTTACGAAAAAGTTACTTGCCATGACTGATATGCCTGTAGAACAAGCTGTCATTGAAGAGCTAAAGAAATCTTACGTTGATCAAGAAGCGAACTATTTCTTTAATTCTACAGACAACCCGGGTTCTCTGATTCAAAAAGCCGTTGCGTTTACACATTCTGACACAGACGTTTATAACAAACTTGTACGCTTGAAAAATACAGTACCAACATCAAAGCTGAAAAATGCACGCTGGATGATGAATAGATCAGCACTCACGGCAATTGAAACGTTGAAAGATAAAAACGGAAATCCACTTTTACGTGAATCCTATATTGAAGGATCGTTCGGATACAAAATCCTCAACTTCCCTGTGGATGTTACTGATTATGTTGACGCTGGCACGCCGGATGTACCACGTTTGTATTTTGGTGATTTTAGCTCATTCCACATTCAAGACGTTATTAATTCTATGGAAGTCAGCAAGCTTCTTGAAAAATACAGCGATACAAACCATGTGGGCTTTAAAATCTGGCATTTGAATGATGGTCAATTGGTCTATGGACCGTATGAGCCGACTGTATTCAAATTGGAGTTAACAGATGGCGCTGCATCGGCTTAATGACAGATTAATAGAGCATTTGAAACTAGATGACAGCGAAGAAGAATCTTTGCTGTCTTTTTATTTGGAGTCGGCCACGAATTATATCAAAGCTGCTACAGGGTACGAGAATGACCATCTGATTATTTTGCTTGCCGGTATTTTTTATGAATATAGGGTGACAGAGAAAAGCATGGCCCTTGCTGTCGATGCTTTAACGCCGTTAATAATATCGGCGGAAATGAGAGGTGAGGACGGTGGGAGTGAATCCGGGGAATCTGAAACATCGAATTAGAATTGAGAAACGAGAGCCCGGGCAAGACCCGGTTACTCGAAAGCCGAAACATGTCTGGACTCTATTTGCAAAATCATGGGCAGAAATTATGCAACCAAAGGATCGCTGGATCATCCAAGCAGCTGCAGAGCATCAAGAAAAAACAGTCTGGTTCCGGATAAGGCACCGAGAAGGTATAGAGTCTGGAGAAATGCGAGTCATTTATAAAGGGCAGCCTTACAAAATAAAAGAAGTGATTCCGGATTTACAAAATAAAGGACTCATGACGCTCCAATGTGAGGGATGGGACAATGAGAGTATCACTTGATATTGAGGGTTTAGACGATATGATCAGTCAGTTGGAGAGAAAGGGAAAGGATTTGCAGAAAGTAACGCCCAAAGCCCTGAGAGCCGGCGGACGTGTCCTTGCTCAAGGCATGAAAGACGAGGTTCCTGTCTCTGACATTGATCATGTGCATATAAGGGATGACATTAAAGTGAGACAGACGCCTAAAAAAGACCGGCCGATGCCTGATGTCATCACCTTTGATATTGGACCAGGTAAGGAAACAGCGTGGAGAGCGCGGTTTGTTCATGACGGATTTGTGGCTGCTAACGGCCGATTCATCCGGGGCAATCCGTTTGCCGTCCGCGCTTTTCGTATTAAGAAAGAACAAATAGTGCAAGCCATTGCGCGAGAGTATCAAAAGGCAATGAGGTGATTTTATGATCAACTATGAGCCGGTCATTGCAACTGAACTATATGAAGATGAAACAATCAATCAATTAACGGGCGGCCGGGTATATGCAGGGGAGTTTCCGAGCGAATTTTCCAGTCAGTATCCTCACATTCTTGTTGCCGAAATGGACAACGTCGATGTGAGCTATACAGACAATAAGGCCCGAGCGTCAGAGATAGACATACAGGTGAATATCTGGATCAAGGCTGACGATAACATAGGCCCGTTACAAACAGCAGTAGATAACAAAATGAAGGCTCTTAACTGTAAGCGAATCACAGTTTCCTCTTTCAATGAGAGCGAAAGAGATGCGTTTAGAAAGGCTTTTTTATATAGAACCATAGTTAAATTAGAGGAGGAAAACAAATGAGCGTCATCGTAGGTTTAGAGAATGCGGTCTATGCAAAATTGATTAAAGATGAAAAGGGAAACATTCAATATGAAAAGCCAAAACCATTTGCTCCGGCCATTCAGGCAGATGTAGATACAAGTTCCGAAAACACAACAGTTCACGCTGACAACGGACCTGTAATTGTCCTGTCTAATATTGGTGAAACGAAATTGAAATTCGGAACTACTGAGATTCCACAAGATGTTTTAGCTGATATTACAGGTCAAAAGCTTGTTAAGGGTGTCATTGTGTGGCGGCAAGATGCTGTTCCACCATATGTGGCATTCGGGTTTACGGGTACAAAAGAGGACGGAAATGTGCGGCATGTTTGGCTGACAAAAGGAAGATTCGGCATCCCGTCAACAAACTATAAGACAAAAGAAGATAAAGCAGACGCACAAACTGAAGAGATCGAAGGAACGTTTGTACAACGTGCGGATAAAGTTTTTAAAATTACTGGAGACAGCAGCGTGGAAGGTTTTGAAGAATATAGAGATACGTTCTTCAATGAAGTGTTCGACGTTAGCCAGTTAGATGAAACAGGAACATCTGCAACACTTGAAAAAGCAGATGCGACTGCGGAAAATGCGGAGGTGGCTGAATAATGAACAAGCCCTTAAAGATTAAACTTAGAATAGACGGCGAATTTCAAACATTTGTTCAGGAGTTTGTTCCTTTCAAGATAAAGAGAAAAGCGCTGGAAATTGAAAAGTACATCCAAGAAGAGAAACCAGATATTGAAGAAATCGAAAAAAGGCATCTTAATATGATTGTTGAAATTTTCGATAGGAAGTTTACTCTAAAGCAGCTTGAAAACGGCTTGAATGCTATCGGCCATCAAGATGTCATTTATGACATTATTGGCGTTGGTATTTTGGGTTATAAATCACGAGAAGAGATTGAAAAAGAAAAAGAGGACCTTGACTTGGGAAAGCTTCTGGAAAAAATAATGGAGGAAAAGCAAGAGTCACTCTCGACGAAGCAATAGCTCAACTTAAAGACACATATCTTGATCTATTAAAGCTAGGATGGACGCTGAATGAAATTGACAATAGCGACTATCCTTTTTATTTTGAGCTGCTTGATCATCAGGCGAAGCAACAAAATGATCCAGTGGAGAAAAGAAAAGCAGAACGAAGAAAGAAAAAAGTTGTACCGATTGACCATGTATTCTAACGGGGAGGTGAGGGAATGGCTACCGAAAATCTAGGAAATATGATTATGCGTCTCGGTGTCGATGACAACGGCGTATCGAGCAGCATGGAAAATATCACAGAGAAAATGAAGCTCGTACGAAGTGAAATGAAAGCCTCCGCCTCCCAATTTGGTCAGTTAGGTGATGCTTCTGATAAGTTACGTCAGAAACAAGACGGGCTTTCCAAACTGTATCAATTACAGGGTTCAAAGATTGAGCAACTCAAGAAAAAATATGATCAACTGGCGGCCGAGAAAGGTGAAAACACAAAAGCAGCCCTTGATCTTGCTGAGAAAATCAACAAAGAAGTCGCTAATTATAATCGACTTGGACAAGCCTTAGAGCGTACTACGGTTGAAATCAATACACAAAACTCTGCTTGGACAAAAGCCGGAAAGACTTTAAAGGAATACGGCGAGGATTTAGAAAAACAGGCCAATCGCATGAAAACCATCGGGACCGTTGGTTTTGCCGGAATTACGGCTCCAATGGGGGCGCTGGGGATTATGGCAATTAAGTCAGCTTCAGACGTAAAGAAAGCGCAAGGATCAATTCAAGCGCAAATGGGGCTCACAAAACAAGAAGCTGAGGAAGCCACAAAAGCCGCAACAAACCTATGGAAAGAGGGTTTCGGCGAGGACGTTGGCGACGTTACAAACGTAATTAGCATCGTCCGCAGAAACATTGAATCATTGGGTGATGCATCGAGCGAGACTGTTCAAAGAGTGACGAAAGACACGATGACAATTGCTGAGTCGTTTGACCAGGAGGGCAATGACATCACAAAGTCAGTCAATGCCATGCAAAACTCTTTTGATAATCTGTCCGTTGATAAATCTATGGACCTGATTACCTCCGGTTTCCAGAAGGGCTTGAACTATTCTGACGAATTTCTAGATTCTATCAATGAATACTCCAATCAATTCTCATCTGCAGGCTTTTCAGTTGAGCAGATGTTTTCCATTTTCGAGGCTGGCGCAGAATCCGGAGCCTTTCAGCTGGATAAGGTTGGCGATTTAATCAAGGAAATGAACATCCGTTTGTCCGATGGGACGGCGGATGACGCTATGGGGAAACTGTCCAAACGCACACAAGAGTTGTACGCCGAATTTAAAAAGACCGGCAAAGGCGGCGATGAGGTTTTTTCTGCTGTTATGAAAGACATTGACGGCATGAAAAACAAAAGCGAAGCCTATGTGATCGGTCAGTCCATTATGGGTACTCAATTTGAGGACTTAGGACAAAAAGGCGTCTCTGCGCTTGCGAATGTAAAGAACAGTTTCGACAACGTAGACGGAGCCACCAAAAAGGCCAGTCAGTCATTAAAAGACAACTTCGGTGACCGTGTGACAAAGGACATGCGCGAGCTACAAACTAACCTGATTCCAGTTGGTGAAATTCTGCTGGATAAGATTGAACCGGCTTTGCAAAAGACTGGTGAAATGATTGGCGATTTTACTGAGTGGTTTCAAAATCTTTCACCGTCCATGCAGAATACCGTTGTTATAGCCGGTCTGGTGGCTGCGGCATTCCCTCCGGTTGTGATTGCATTAGGCGCAGTTGTTTCAAGCGTCGGCACACTTGTAGGCGCTATGAGCAGAGGAGCGTCTGCGTTTGGCCGTTATCGTGCGGAGGCAGCATTGACACGCACGACTACAGCACAGCTGGCAGCGACTAACGCTGCGGCTTCTGTGAGCTTGGCAAAAGGTAACGCTGCGGTTACTCGGACCACTCGTGGCATGAGAGGAATGAATACTGCGACAGTCGCGGCTTCTGGGGCTATGTCTGCATATGGTGGCAAATGGGGCAACGTCCTCAGCATTGCCACTATGTTTCTTCCTGAGATATTAAAGGGCGGAAAAGGACTTCTTGGCTTCGGGAAAAACGCTGCCTCTGCTGGAACAGGGCTTCTCGGCTTTGGAGGAAAAGCAAAGACAGCGAGCACGGCGGCTACCACATTAAGCACCGGGGCAGCACAAACAACCGGGAAGCTGGCCGGATTGGGCGGCAAAGCATTGGGCCTTGTGAAAAGCTTCGGAAGTGTGGCACGTGTTGCCGGCGTTGCACGCCTTGGTTTCAGCGCTTTGGGCGGTCCTGTGGGCTTGACTATCACGGGGGTTTCCTTGCTTGCAGAAGGCGGATACAAGCTCTATAAGCATATGAAAGAGGAAACAATCCCGACGCTTGATAGTTTCGGGGATAGCGTCTCAAAATCGACGACAAAGGCTGTTTTGGGTTATAAAAACCTAAACGATAAGGCTACTGCTCAATTGAATCAGCTGAATTGGTCAGGGCAAAAGGTTTCGAAAAAAGCTGCCGACAATATAAGCAAGAATTTTAGTCAGATGGGCGATAAAATCAAAACAACTATCCAGACGAAGGGAAATGAGAGCTATCAATCACTTAGCAAATTCCTTTCCAGCAGTAAGACGTTGAGCAATAAAGAGCAGCAAGCCATTCTTGATAATGTGAAGAAAAAGCAGGATGACCAAACGAAAAAGGTCAACGATGCACAAAATCAAATCAAAGCGATTTTAACCAAAGCCAGCAATGAAAAGCGGTCTTTGACGAAGTCAGAACAAGAAAAAATCAATTCTATTCAAAAGACTATGATGAATACTGCTGTTAAAACAATGAGTAAGAACGAAGCTGAACAAAAAATGATTCTCGGCCGGCTCAAAAACGAGTCATCCAATATCACAGCGCGGCAAGCTGCCGACACAATCAAAAACAGCATAAAAGCCCGTGACGGCTCTGTCAAAGAAGCGAAAAAGAAATACAAAGAGACGAAAAAGGCAATCGAATATGAGCGGGATGTCACCGGCTCTATTAGCGCTGAACAAGCAGACAAGATGATCAAAGAGGCAAAGCGCCAGAAAACAGATTCGATTGACGCTGCAGAGAAAATGCACAAAAAAGTTGTCAAGGAAGCCAAGGCGCAAGCCGGGGAGCACGCTGACGAGATCGACACAGAAACAGGCGACGTAAAAAACGGCTGGGACAAGATGATGGACAAAGTTGACAGCGCTTGGAGCTGGATCAAAGGTCTATTCTCAGGTGACGATAAGAAATCAAAGCCTAAAGAATCCAAGAAGAAGTCAGCTCCAAAAACTGCCGGTCGGTCATTAGGCGGCAACCAGATAGGAGCATACGCCAAAGGAACGTCAGCCTCCGGGCATCCGGGCGGCCTTGCTATTACAAGTGAAAAAGGGCGCGAGTTGATTCATGAGCCGGGTGTCGGTACTTATCTTTCAGGCGATAACGGGCCGGAATTGCGGAACCTTCGCCCGGGTTCTTCTGTTCTTCCGAATAAACATACGGAACGACTCTTGAAAAATTACGGTTTCCCGGGGTATGAGGGCGGTATCGGTAAATATTTTGACTGGATCATGAAAGGGTCGGAATATTTATGGGACAAAGCTTCTGGTATGTTCGGCATTGCAGACAAGTTAATTCCCAGCTGGTTCACCAAAAACAGCGGAAGCCCATTAAAAGCCATTGGCAAGCTGGCGCGTATCGGCGTTGATAACCTTATGGGCTCTATTGGTTCATTCTTTACTGGCGGCGGAGGCGGCTCTGCTGCCGTGAAAAAGTGGGTTGCGGAGGCTCTATCTATAAAAGGGCTTGGAGCACAATATGCTTCTGCACTAGAGACAATTGCCATGAAAGAATCAGGAGGCAACCCGAATGTTGTAAATACATGGGATTCAAACTGGAAGGCTGGGCACCCATCACAGGGGCTTATGCAATTTATTCCGAGCACTTTCAACGCCTACAAGGAGCCGGGGCACGGAAATATCAAAAATCCGGTTGATCAGGTGTTGGCTGCAATCAACTACCTCAATAGAAGATATGGCGGCATCTTAAACCATCCGGGGCTCGTTTCTATGTCAAAGGGCGGTCCATATGTGGGCTATGCCATGGGCGGGACGTCTCCGGGAACCGGCGGTACAAAGCTTGCTGCATTGAATGAGCGAGGTTACGACGAGCATATTATCACGACTGATCCTAAATATCGTGAGCGCGGTATCGGAATTTGGGCTAGAGCCGGGGCGGAGCTTGGCGTTTTATCACAAACTGTTCCGGAAATCCCTTCAATTGAACCGATTACGCAGCGCCAAGACGCTCAAATTGCATTACTGCAGGAGCAAAACAGTTTCCTAAAGACCATTGTAAACTCGGTAGAAGGCGGGATTAGAGCCGTTGTCGATGTGAATACCTTGGGGGATGCAATAGGGATGAGGTCTGAAAGAATTGTGAATCAGAAAATCCTTCTGCAAGGAGCATTATAAGCCAATGAAAGAACTAGATTTAATATTGCCAGATGGAACATATATAAGTGAGCGCCTGCCGGGTGTCTCACTTCTTTCTTTTAAGCCGGAATCAGCGAGATTCGAAAGAAATACATCTAACACCCATCCGTTGCGGAACGGTCTTTTGATGCCGAGAAAAGGAAATAAGGGGCGGTATGCGGAGCGTAAAGTTGTTGTGAAACTGCTTATAGATGCGCGAAATTCGCAGCATTTTCACTTGATCAGGGATGATCTGTCCAGACTTTTCACAAGGGAAGACCCTTTTTATATCGGTTACACGTACCAACCTAACAAAAGGTGGCTTGTAACGGGGGATGATGGTTTTACTTTAGAACAAGACTCTAACAAAACGTGGAAAGAGCAAGAAATCACACTGACTGATATTCAAGGGCTGGCAGAATCACTTTATGATACGTCGGTGCCTTTTAAAATTGGCAATTGGAGTCTCGGCATGAATATGGGGCTAATTGATAAGCCTGTATTTACTTTCAAAAACAAATCAAGTTTTGAAGTATACAACTTTGGAGATACAGAGATAACTCCTATTGAACACAAATATAACGTTGAAATGTATCTAGAGGGAAAAGACATACAAATTTTGAATGAGACTACAGGCCAAAGCTTTACCATAGTTGGAAGCCAATCTAAAAAGAATAAGCTGACTATACTTAAACATTACGTATTAAAAGGCTCGTCAATTATTACAACAAAAGGCTCTTCTTTTCCATCATTAGTTCCAGGAAAAAACAAATTTAAAATTGTTAATGCAACTTATAGTCAATTCAAGTTTATTACTCATTTTTATTACAAATAGGGGGTGATCCTTATGAGCGTTATGTATGTTATGGACAAGATGAACAATACACCGTATTTAATTCCTGATGTGGACGCGGTATTGACTGATAGTATAGACGGGACAAAGGACTTAACATTTTCAATTTCTCTTACTCCAAACAATGTTATTCCATTCAATGCATTGGTCGGTAGAAATTTTATTCTGGTTGATGAAATTAAGCACAAGAGGCAACGGTATTTTATTAATACTCCGACTCTCAGACAAGAAGGTGAGCAGCTGGCAAAGGACATAACAGCAACTCATATCTTTGCCTTTATGCTGGGGAAGCATTACAGAAGCGGATCAATTAGCGGTACAAAGTCGCTTGATGATGCTTTTAAATTTGCTTTGAGCGGCAGTGGGTTCACCTATGTCATTATGAAAGATGCAAAAAACATTTCTCCTCAAAAACTTGAGGGCTTTGGAAATAAATACGCATTGGAACTGATGAACGATATTATATCAACTTATTCAGTTGAATTAGATGTTGATAACACAACGATTTATGTATATTCAAGAATCGGCAAGAAATTAAAGAAAAAGCTGCATTCAGGTGTCAATCTGACGTCCTTACAAATCACAACCTCAGAGGATAACACCTATACCCGAATAAAAGGCTATGGCAAGAAGAAAGAAGAAAAAGACATTCTCGGTGATCAGTCTATTCCCTACGAATCAAAAACGGGCGAGTGGTCCTATGATTCATCTTTGAGAGCCGATTTCACGAAGAAAATAGGGGCTACCTTCACATTTTCGTTTACAGGGACAGGCTTCAAATTCAAAACACTTGTCTCCAGACTCGGAGGTAAATGGGAATTTAAAATAGATGACCAAACCAAAACAATCTCGGCGTATAGCGATTCTGATCCTGAAGAAAAAACATTCGATGTTATTCGCGGATTAGATAGCAAGACTCATAAGGTCGTAGCGACGTTCAAAGGGAAAGACAGTAAAAACCCCAACACCAAGGGAACAAAAGGTGCAGCGCCGGTCATGTACTTGTTGCGGGGTGATATTTTTACAATCTATCGTTCATTTAAAAATGAAAACGAGGAATACATTTTCCCTCCGGTTATCTACATTCACCCGGATGAAAAAAAGTACTTGATCGAAGGAAAGCCTTCGTGGGCCCCTGATTACACAGATGATTCCATCACAAAAGAATCAGACATGATAAAGGTTTTGAAAACAAAGGTAAATCCTTACGCCGAAACGAGCTATTCAGTTAATTATCATGAGGTTTTTGAGCTTCTTGAAATTGAGGAGCCAGTAGAAAAAGGTGATACAATAGAGGTTTTTGCTGAGACTGCTTTAAACGGTGTTACATTTGAGGATTCAATAAGAATTACAGCCGTTTCATACAATCCGAATGATTTAACACAAGCGCCAAGCCTAACGATTAACGGAGGAAAGAAAACACCGGAGGATCGGATTGCAGAGGAGAAGAAACGAGCCAAAGAAACGGAACGTTCAATCAAAGCCATAAGGAACGAATACGCTGCACAGATTTCTGAGATTAAAAGCGAATTTCAGCAAGCCATTATAAACAGTCAAACTAGTAAGTACCCTCAAACTTTTCCTTACACACTTCAATATGTGAGTGGGATATGGTTCATACCGTCTGGCGGTGGGTTTGTTAACACATTAGAAAAAGAGATTGTGCTCAATACAGATAATGAAATCAATATCAAATATGTTTCGTCTGAATCTTCATCTCTATTGAAACAAAACGGAATCGCCGTGTCCGTGGATTATGAGGAGAAAACGGCAGATCGATTTATTGTAACTTTTTATCAAAATGGACAGCAAATAAATCCGACAACCTTACCTGATAACTCTAAAGTAACGGTTTTGATAAACGGATTCATGGAGGATTGAGAAATTTATGGTTCAATTAGATAAAAACCACACACTGGATCCTGCCTCGAATCTAGTGAGTACATTAAATGAAAATGCAAGACTAACAGAATTAGCCATAAATGAGAATAGCAGCAGCTTAAATTCGCATAAAAAAGCTAAGACTGCCCATACGTCGGATCAAATTAAACATAAAGGTGAATTTTCAGTCTTTCAGGAGATTGAGACATCAAAAAAACGGCTAAATAATCTCATTTTAAATGCTGACGGAACCAATATAAAAGAGGTTGTGGATGCGCGCGTAGACGATGATGGTTTTGTGTATCCTGTATTGAAAGAAAGGTTAGATGCAGATAAGGGAGAAATTAAGAATCAACTAGCAGAAATGTACAGGACGGTTGAATTAATAACCAATTCACAGGATGCTTTAAGCTATTTGAATAATGTTGAAGCGATGACTACATTTAAGGCGCGGGAAGAAGCTTTATTTTGGCCGCAATCTGCAAATATAAACGAGCTGACAAATGAAATC